GCGTCTGGTTCGGATCGAGCGTCTGAAGCTGCGCAATCCATCCAGCATCGACGCCGTCCGCCAGCAACTTCTGCCGTAGCTGCGAATTGTTTTTCCAAAGATCGAACTGCGCAGCTTGAATACCCTGATAACTGCGCACCACGCTGTCAGCCGACTGGCCATATCGCTTCGCCTGATCCTGCGCATACTTCAGTTCGGCGAAGCTCATCCCCATCATTCGAGCGGTCTTACTAAGATCGCTCATATCCTTGGCAAATCGGAAAACTGAAACACCGTAGGCCACGACGGCTGCGCTAACCGCAACAACCGCGAGAGTGACAGTGGCGAGCCCCGTCACCACCACGCTACTGGCGACCGCACCGACACCCGTAAGCGCTGTACTGAGACCGTAGATGCCCATCGCCGCGCCGCGAACGCTGTTCGCCAGAGATGGCAACGATTGCAGGCCCCGCGTCGAAGCTCCCAACTCCATCATGCTGGAAGTGAGCCGGTGCGCCGACTGTTGCGCCGACGCCATGTGCTGGTTCAGCGTGCGAACACCCGGAGTAACTTGCGTGACTTGCGCGTTGAACGAATTGAGCGCCGCGACGCCGCCATTGATGCTCAGCGTCATCGCATCGGTGTGCGTGACCAACTGCCCAAGCTCGACGCGCAATCTCTGAAGCCCCGAAGACGCATTGTCTACGAGGGTGACGGTTAGCCTAAGTTCTTCGAACTCAGCCATCGTCCTGCGACATGCGCTCGCGCCTCTTCCGATGCGCTAGTTCGATGGTGCGCTCCAGATGGAGGCGCACCTCGGACATTGGCATCTCAAGAAAGACGGTGGGTGCTATGTGGTAGAAGTCTGCGAGCCGATAGCAGTCGATGACACCGTCACCTACCAAGCTGTCGGGTCCGGGATAAAAAAACCGCGTAACCTGTAGGCGCAGCTATTCCAGTCGCGCGGGTCCATGGCCTCGATGAACGGCGGCAGGATGCCGGAAAGTTGTGACATCATCGTCGTCATCTTACGCTCAAGGATCACCACGTCGCCGTCTTGATTGACGTGACACGGGTTGCCGCAGCGATTGATGTCGCCGCCGGTCGGCTCCCGGAACGTCAGCTCATGCACGGTCTCGGCACCTTGCCGCACACCGCGATGCAGCAGCCGCACCTTGATCGGCCACACCTCCTTGACCGGCTCGATAACCTCGGGCTCGTCATCGATGATCGGCGGCAGCGGCGTTGCCGCGACTGGCGTTTCGGGGAGAGGCTCGGTGTTCTTGACGAACCCCTCCCGGTTGGTTGGCTTGGTCATACGCTTCACCTTTCAGCTTTCGAATGTTAGCGAGCCGCCGCCCGGATCGGTGCCACCGGGTTGTCGATTGGCATTTCCTCGCACCACAAACCTTCCCAGCGCACGCGCACCTGACCGTCGCGGGCGTTGGCTTCCAGCGCGGCTTTGCACGTCGCGCCAATCAGGCTGTACTGCCAGCCGTTGGCGAGCTGTGCCACCACGTTGACATCGACCGCGCCGTCGAGGTCTTCCAGTGCGAGCCCGCGCGTGGTCGAGATGTCGCCCTCGATGAAGGGCACGCGCGGCAGCTCTTGATAGCCGTGAACGCCGTCTTGCCCCGCGATCATCGTCCGCTCGACCGGGGACGGGGAGACGGTGAAGTTGCCGCGCAGAGCCATCATCTGCGAGCCAACATAGAGGTAGGCGATTCCGGCGAATCTCTGCGCCATGATTCAAAACTCCTTGATTTGGGGGTGAAGTGTCAAGCCGCCGACAAGTAGCGGGATGCGCCAAAGCGCGGCGCATCCCCATTCCATTCGTTCTAACCAGCACCACCGGCAGCGAGGCGAACACCGGCCTCACCAATATCACGGTCGACTCCACGGTCGTACTGGAGGCGGAATTGTGCCAGCACCGCGAACACCCGGAGTTGATTGATCAGGTCCGGGGGATAGAGGACGTTGACGCGGTTGGGGTTGTTCGGGTCGCGCTCGACCAACAGGTTGTTCTTGAACGCACGGGTGTCTTCGACCAGCCCGTTGTACTCGTCCATCCGATATTCCGCGACCAGCTCGGCCTTGATGATGCCGGGTGTGACGATGGCTTGACCGGGGCCGAAGCGGGTGCCGTCGTTGGCCAGCTTGTGCCTCGGATATTTCGACGTGATTGCCTGCCGCTGATTGCGCAGCAAGCGGGCGAGGGTCGCGAGCGTGGTGACCAGCTCGTAAGCGTCGTCGCTTTGGCCGTAGAGATTGAGCTGGTAGGTCGTGGTCTCGCGAAGGATCATGGTGCCTTCGCCGCCGACTTCCTGCGTCGCGATGCCGTAACCGGCGAGCGTGTTCAGCTCACCCCGGTTGAAGCGCTCGTGCAGCGGAGCCGCCAGAATGCCGGTGAGCACCAGCGTCTGCAGCGGACGGGCCGGATCGTTGGTCAGGCCGCGCGCGGCTTTTGCGGTGTAGGCGGCGGCCCACTCATAGACCGGCGACGGGCTCTGCAGCTCGACGCCCATGATCGATGAGACGCCAGAGTTTCTGGTTTCGCCGAATGCGATCATGTTGGCGTAGCTGGCGCGGTGGGCCGAGAAGATGTGGCCGTAGAGTTGCCGCATCCAGCCCCAGCGCCCGGTGTCGGTGAAGCCGTACTCCAGCTCCCACGCCATCAGCGAGGTGCTGTCGGTGAACGGCATCGCGACGTATTCGAAGTTGCGCTCGCCGAGATTGGAGATCGCCGTATCGAAGTCGGGGACGCCTGCGCCACCGGACAACATGCCCAGCGTGCTGTAGGTGAGAGTGACGCCCTTCGGCAGCTCTTCGCTACCGATGCGACCGTAGTGGCTGTCGCGGACATCGATGTCGTTGCCGCTGGTGCCGGTCCAGTTGCACGTCAGCGTGCAAACGGTCGGGCCGCCAACCGCAGTGACCGGCAGATCGAAGTTCTCGTTGATCGCCGCCGAGATCGCGACGTGGATCGCGTTGACGGTGTCGTCTGCCGCGATGTTCACCGGAACATGCTGACCGGCAACATATAAGTGGATGGTGCCAGCCTCATGGCCACCGGCATCGGCGGTGACGGTGATGGTCCCGGAGGCTGCGGTGCCAGCGACAGGCTCGGCGACCGGAAGACCCCAGACTTCGTGCGCGAAGTTGTTGGCGAAGAATGCCGCGAACATATTCGCGAGGTGCGAGCCCTGACCGAATTGCTTGTCGGCCTGAGCCTGCGTTCCAATCGGGATCGCAACGTCGGGGAGCGCCTCGCCTTCGTCGGTCATGATGCCGACGAGCAGCGCGGGCTGGCGGATAGTCCAGAGACCCGCCTTCGATGGGTCCACCTCAACCCAGTATAATGGCAAGCGCCAATTCTGGGGAATGTTAGCAAAACTAACGGGCATGAGCGTGTCTCCTTTGAAAAGACCGGGTTCAGATTTTCAGATCAAGCCGCAGGACGTGTTGCCCCTGTGGTGTTGGTCGGCTTGTCGTCCTTGTTCTGCTTGTCGTCCTTCTTCTTCGGCTTGCTTGCTGCCGACTGCTCGCGCACGTTCTTGGTCGGGTCGGGCTTGGCTTCGGCCCCACCGGACGACGCTTCGGTGAGGACTGAGCCTTCGGCGAGGCGGCGCGTGGTGAAGCTGTCGTTCGGCCAATCGACGCCCTGATCGAGCTTTGAACGGAAGCGGGTGCCGTTGGCGTGACGCAGCGCACCGCGCAACGTCTCATTCGCGGCGAACACCTTGATCGTCTTCGGCGGGCCGTCGATCACCTTCAGTTTCGCCAACCGGGCTTCCCTGATTGCGGTCCGTGGATTTTCCTTCTTGGTCTCGCTCTTGGTCTCCTTGGCGTCGGCCATGGCCTAGCTCCTGTGTGGTTGCTGATGGATCAAATTCGTAGACAACATTGACGCGCTGCACTTCGCTCGCTGATGGGATTGTGCCGTCCTCATCCAGCATCACCACCTCCTCATGGATCAGGAGTAGGTCGTCGGTGATGATCGGCGTGAAGTCGGTGCGGTATTTCAGCGTCGCCTCGTACCGCAGCTCGCCAACCGGGGTCTCGTTGTTCATGCCAGCGTGGCCGAAGACATGACGACGTGAACCCCGCTCGATGCCTTCGATCCGCGTGTTGTCGGGATTGCCGACGCCGCCCGGATAGGCCCTCGTGTCGATCAGGTTCATCAGGTACTGGTCGCGCCACAGCGTGTTGCAGATCGTCCAGTACGCCTGATCGATTTTTTCCTCGCAGGCCTCGGGGTCGTTGTTCACGACCGCCACCGAGAAGCCAATCTTGAGGTGGTTCACGAACTCGATGTCGCCGTGGTTCGGGTCGCCGTCCGATTCCATCTCTTCGCTGATGATGTAGACGCCGAGAAACGGATAGTCCTGCGGCTGCGACGGAAGCTGTCGGCTCTTGCGAAAGGTGAAGCCCGCAAAGAACGGCGCGGCCTGCAGCTTGGCGAGCAGCATATCGCGGATGACGATGCTGTAGCTGAAGACCGTCGTATCGGTTGCATTCATGACGGCAGTGACGCCATGATCTTGCGCAGGACCAGCGTCGTCTCGCCGCCGCCGTTGCTGTCGGCATCAACGACTTCGAAGTCGCCAAGCGCTGGACCGGCGTCGGCGTCGGGCCCGATATAGACGCGGTCGAGCTGCGCCGGGACGACGGTGAACTCGGCCTCGCGCACGTCGAGGATGGTTTGCTGGTCGGAAATGATATTGCCGTCCATCGCCGCCACATCGATGGGGCGTGTGTCATAGATGCCGCGCGCGGTGTACGCTGGCGAACCCGGCTGCGAGGCCAGCGGCGTGATCGTCACCGCCCGCGCGAACGTGTCGTAGTTCGGCAGGTACACCAGCGTCGAAAAGTTTATCGCCATTCGAGCGCCTCCCGGCACATCGCCGTCATTCGCGTGAACAGTTGCTGTACCAGCATGGGCCGCAGGATTGGCCGCTTCACACCAGTGACGCGGCGCGCAGCCTTGCGATTAGTGCCAGAGCCGCTCGTGCGGGGCCGCTCGGTACGCTTCCTGCGCGAACGCGGATAGACCAGCGTCGTAACCGAGAGCTGCCTATGCTCATCGATCTTGGGAAACTGCCGGTTCATGTCCTCGCGCTGCCAGTCGAGAAACACGGACGGCAGTTTCTGATCCAGATCGTTGATACGCTGTTGCATGTCGCCGAATTGCTGCATGAGCTTCGCCGACTCGACCTTGACTTCGAACGCCATGGCTCAAATCCAATGCTTGACGTAGTGCCCCAACAACGCGGTCACCGTCGCGATGGTCTGCGAACTGCTGCCGCCGCTGGAGCCGCTAGAGCTGCTGCCGCTGTTCGGGTTGTGGAACATGACGCGGCTTTCCTTGTGACTGATCATCCGCACGCCGGTCAGTTGCGCCGCCGCCTGCTCCGACTTCGCCGTGTTGACCAGCAACGACACCGCATGCTTCAGCGGCAGCGGGGCCTCATCCGGCAGATCGTAGCCGCCCGTGTACTCGATCACGATGGGCTCGTTACGCGCGGTGAAGATCGAGAGCTTGCCCTCACGCTCGTCCAGCTCCCAGTCGAGCCGCACGTTGCTGTCGGTCATGACGCTGACGATGTCGTCCTGCTTGACCGGCCAGTGTGTCAGGTACAGCCGCCGGTCGCCAAGGTCGCGCCACGACTCGACCAGCGTCTCCTTGGCGAAGATGCGGTTGCACAGCCGCGCGACCACCGCCGACTGCGCGTCGATCAACCACTGCAGTTGCGGATCGGCGGAAACGTCCGCCGGGGGAATGCCGGTCGCGACCTTCAGTTCCTCAAGCGAGATCAGTGCGTGGCTTTCCGCCTCGATCAAAATTTTCTGGGTGACATCGGCCATCAGTGTGCCTCGATCTGGAACTGTTCGAAGAAGTCGCGCAGCATCAGCGGCGGCCCTTCCTTGCCGTCCGACATGATCGGCACCGCGACGTAGTTGACGCGGTCGAGCTGCCACTTCTGGATCATCGCTGCGGGCCCGCGCTCGCCGCGCTCGCCCTTGTCACCGGGCTTGCCCTTGTCGCCCTGCTTGCCTTGGCTGACGAGGAGCTTCCATCCCGGACCCGGACACGGTCCCGGATTATCTTGTTTAGCAACGAAGCTCGACCCATTGACTGTGGCGATGTCGAGCTTTTGGTAATTTTCCGAATCAGAGAACAGCCCGCGAACGGTCAGAGAACGTCCATCGACGCCACCGCGCGCGAGACAGACCCAGTCCTTGCCGCCCTCGGGCAGCTCAGCCGTGTCCTTGACCGCCTGATAAGTCGCACCATCCTTGGTGACGACGACGCCAGCGTAATGGACACCCGGCTCCCAGACCTTGACGCGCGGCAGCATGCCCTCGGGGCCCTTCTCGCCGCGCTCACCGGGAAGTCCGGGCTCCCCGCGTGCGCCGGGTAACCCCGATTCGCCACGCAAGCCAATCTTACCAATCTCGCCGCTGGGTCCGCGCTCACCGCGTTCGCCCTTGATCGAGAGACCCTGCTCGCCCCGGTCACCTTTCTCGCCCCGCAATCCGGGATCGCCTTTGACGGATAGTCCGGGCGGACCTTGCTCGCCCCGCTCGCCCTTGATCGAAAGACCGGGCAG